GTCTCTAAGTCTTGACTCCTCCTCCAACTTCATAGCCTCAATGTCAAACAAGTCCTGAGCCATTGCAGTCCTAGTCTGAGCCTGACCCTGTTGCTGTGCAGCCAACACACGACCTGCAGTAGCAGCACTACCTCTCTCACTCTCTATACCTGCCTCTAGTGCCTGAGCACCCTGAGATAATAAAGCCTCTCTCTCAAGTTCATAAGCCTCCTTAGGTATTGACAATGCCTCAGCGTAGTTTACCTCTAGCCTAGCACGAGCTTCTTTCATAGCCTTGTTTGCGTCCCTATTTGCCCGAGCAGCCATCCTCTTCTGCTTTGCTGACTGAGCGAATGACATTCCTGTTGTTGCTGCCGTTGTTGCTAATCCAATCCCTGCCGCTATTGCTGTAAATGCTGCCATATTATTTTAATGTTTTTATCATCTCGCTTGTGTATGAATCTCCCTTAATGTACCCCAAGTCCTCATACGTCTTAATTAAGCCGTCATGCTTAATTAATGCATATGTGTATCTCGATCCGCTGTCCTTACACACGCCTGTTAATGTTTCAATAAGAAGCTTAATTGCTTCACTACGTTGTGGCTTCTTTCTGTAAGTCTTGCTTGAGATTATCCAATCAACCCAAGCTACTGCCGAGTTTGTTACATAGATATATCCCGCACATATAGGCTCTTCTCCTTCTAACACCATTATACCACCAACCCCATCGTCAGGAAGAAAGTCTCTTGGTGGTGCTTGCCACCCCCAATCGTCCCACCATCCTTTGAGTATTTCGTCATAGTCTGATGGATTAAGCCTTCTTACATTAAATGCCATACGCAAAGATAATAAATTTACGGGAATGATTTCATAACTTCACTCTCAACAGCAAATAAATTTATTGGAGTTGTTGAGTTGTTTGTTATGTCAAACACACAGTAGTGACCCAACACACCGTGCGATTCAGCAATAGCGTTCTTTATGAACAAGAAGTACGCATCCTGTATTGGTATTGGAACTGCACCAACAATCCCGGTGTCTATAACTAAGTTATTAACACCATTCAACGGATCGTAATTAACTGCAGTAACCTGACCTGCGAGCTGTGGCGTAACAGGAATATTAGCTCCACTAACGTCTACGAATGGGGGAAGTGCAAAGTAAAGCATGTCCCCTATGGATATGATGTTGTTTATCTTGTACTGCAGGTCAAACACAATCTGATTGCCTGCAATCACAGAAGAACTCCTAGCTATACCATTCAATGAACGAAGCACATACTCACTAGACTCCGCAGGGACAGTCCCCCTGTTACGAACAAATGCGTAGTACACCTGCTCCTTCTTCTCAAACCAATCAGCCTGAATGAATCCTGAGTCTTGAATGTCAGTAGCCAACTCAACACCCCAAGTGCTATCGCCCTCAAGGTTGATGGTCTTAAATAACTTGTTCTCCAAAGCTGAGTCGTTAAACACAGACCTTATTGTTGCAGGGTATGTCACCTCATAGAATGTGTTCCTGTTTTCATTTACATTGTGTCTGTAAATATCACCACCATTAAAGGTGTAGAAGTAGTTATTCATACCAATCATCCAATCAGGATTGTATGAATAAAATGAAGGAAATCCTTTAACGCTTTCTTCGTATGTCAGTGTATATGTTGTGAATACTACGCTCATAATTAACAAGTTGCTATTTGAATTACTACACCATTCTGAACCTCAATAACGTCACCCGTAGATAGCTTGTAGAAACCATCGTCAGCTATGCCCTGCCCATAATCATCGTAGAACACCCAATCATATAAACCAATAGTTCCATAGCTTCCGTTCACAGGTACGTTATATATATTTATTGAAGGGTCTACCGCACAAGCCTCAAGCTTGTCTGCGTAGACTGAAGTGCTTGATATTGCAGTAAGTAGCCTTGGACAGGCAACCTCAATATTAAATGTGTTTGCTCCACTACAAGGGCTAGCTATACTTATATCTAAGTTACTAGGTCCTGCAGTAACCTTAGGTACAACTATAACGCAATCTCCCGGAGCACTAGCAGATAAGCTTACATCACCCGCAGCCACAGTAACAGACTCAGTGTTGCCTGTTGCTATAAAGTCAGAGTCAACAAATGAATAGTCGTACTCATCAAGTACATATATTGAGCCTGAAATACCACAGTCATTAGCCGTATCGCCTACAAAAGTAAAGTTTGTAGATACTGTAGATGCGTGGTATCCATCAACAGGAGAACTCAATTCGTTGTATGTGTTCCCATTATAGGAGACTTTTATTCCGTCAGGTACTCCTGCAGGAGTAAATGTAATCACAACAGCACCAATGTCCGTAGGAGTTGCTCCAACGTTTGCAGTTACATTATACAGTCCCTCATTGCCTGAAAATGCTATAGTATTTCCGCAAGGTATGTTGCAAGATGGACATGTCTGAGCAGGAAGCAGTAAGCATCCTGACAGCTCTCTTACAATAGTCCCATCAGAATAAAACCCATCAGCTGCACATGTAGTTAACCCTGCGTCTGTATATACAGCAGTAGAGTCAGCTAATGTATTCCCGTCTAAATAATATAATGCCATATCTTAAATTTTATTCTTCAATAATTGTCCACTCAGGACCGCTTACAATAACCAACATCTCTTCCTTTGTGTAAGGCGTTAGACCTTGAGGGGCTATGCTCTCCTTAAACATCATTATACCCTTGGTGTCATCTAAAGACATCCGTATATATATGTTTTGACTACCAAGGCTTTCAATCATAAGATGCTTATATCCATCAATGTCGTCCTTTAGTACAATATAATATCTCAAATCCTCTATCATGTCGGGTAGTTTACTTCATCTAAATTAGCTGCACTCATATTGAATGGCGTTCCATCATTAGTTCCAATTATATCATTGACAATTGTTGTAGGATCATCACGCTTGTCCATACACCAATGGCTTACAATGTCTGAAGCAAAGCTTGCCGTTGTGATGTCAATCGGTAGACCACCGTTGTATAACTCTGTCACCTCCGCAGCACTCAACTCTTTTGCAATTACTGAGAAGTGATTTGCGTTTCCGTCAATGTAATCAGCTCCCATAAATTTTAAAGTTCCGGTTCCGTTTGTCATTCCGGTATAAGTTCCGGCACTTGCATCTCCGGTAACAACTTCCGAATCATTAATATAAATTTTCATTCCGGTGTAGGTTTTTGAGCCGTCGTAAGTGCATACAATATTTAGCCAAGTTGACAAATCTCCGGCAAGGTCAATATAACGAGCGGCAAGTCTATTTGAAGAATTTGTAAGTAATTCGAAGAATATTCTTCCGTTTGAGGTCATTCGAAGACGGTATTCATTACTTTTGTTGAAAATTATTCCGTTGGTGCTTGAAGGAAAAGCGTCTAAATAAACCCAAGCAGAGAAACTAAAAGGTTGGTCCGTTACGCCATCACCAAAACTTAAGTCGTCAGCGTCCGCAACTTCAACAAATTGGTTTATTCCGTCAAATATAAAACTTGCCTGTAGTGAACCATCACTACATACACAGCAAGCATCAAACTCATCAACACCATAACATAACTCAGCCTCAGTACTATTGGTATAGTCGTATATCAAGTACAGATAATCACCCGAAGGAGGCATAGCAAAGCTAGCACTGTACTGCGTTGTTCCAATAATGTTCGGTCCGCTTATAGGCGTAGCCTCAGTAGACAAACCTAATAGCGTGTTTATATCAGCCTGAGTATTATTGTATAATACATTACTTCTATGGTATCTGAAGTTGTCTGTCAATATATCAAACCTAAATGTGTCAAACATACGCTGATTACATATCATTGTAACATTGGCTGCATCACTAGGTATATAACCACCACCTTGAGCACCTGTTATAATATTGTAGTATGAAACAAGAGGGTATGCTCCTGATCCAAAGCTAACTAAATTACTGTGCAGTGGCGATGTAAACGTTCCATCATTCCATCTATACTCGTTATGTATCGTATCACCCGAATCAGCATTGCTTGTTAAAGTAACAAGAACGATGTTCATAATTGTCTTTTCAGGACACTTAACAGTCAGGTTTATAGTAAAGCTTCCCTTTGCAGTTAACGAAACAACACCCGTCTCGTTTGATACTGAACTCTTATTAAACGTTAATGTGCCTGACGTAGATACATCACCTGTGGTGTAATCAGAGCCATTATAGTTTGCATTTACCGTAAAAGCACCATCACCACCAACAACCTCATAATCAATATCAACGTCACCAACATATTCACCAAAGTCATAACACGCACTATACGGCAATGTCGTAGAGATAGATATTGTCCTTGTGCTACCACACTCAATACAGTCAGTATCTACAGGCAATGCTATTGTGTTAGATGACAATACATACTCATTCATATACGGATCGAATCCACCAAGCTTCTGCGTTTGGAATGAAACGTTGAATAGGTCTCTAAACCAACTACGCATCCCCTGCATTGATATGACAGTCAATTGGTCAGCACCCGTAAGACCACCCTTCAATTGAATCACAGCACCACGCTTTGCATCCGTGAAATACTTATCAGCACCAAACTGAGCAAAACTCTCGGGGTTGTGTGATATACCATACTCCTCAACACGAGCAATCTGCTGACCAACAATTTCAGGAACTGATGTTATAGCACCACCACCTGCTGCGTCAGACAGTACATTCTTGTTCACCTGAACGTAAGATATTTTATCCTCCTGTAGTGTAAGTATGTCTGTCTCTCTAGGGAATAGTTTCATGATAGGACCATACGACATCTCAAGAGGCTTGAAGTTTAACAGCCCTAGGTTGAACTCATTAAGTCTATTTATGTTTGACTCAGGGTTATACACGCCACTGTATGTCAAGTCAGCGAACCTCCTCTCTTCTCCATATACCTCAGAGTCTGTAGTCGTAGCACGGTTGCCTAAGACAAGCTCCTTGCCTGCTATTGAGTCCTCAATCTTGTAACTCTCTACACCATTACCAAAAGAAAAACAGTTAAAGAAGTCTGTATTAACAATACCCGGAGTGTTTGTCCCAAAGTCTTGGTCTTGTGTATTACCCAAGTGCTCACCATCTGCTGTTATACCGAACGACTCTGATGACTCATACCATAAGTCAGGCTCTGCATCCTGAGGGTCTGACTCAAATACAATTAGGTTGTCAGAACGAAGTACTTCAATCCTAACCTTTAATCTACTAGTAAGTTTCTTAGCCTGTCCTCCTCCTACAAAACTTCTAAATGAAAAGTATGTCCTGCCACTATCTGTCCTAATTAAACTTAATACATCGTCAGGATAAGCTGAAAGTCCTATTGGAAATGGATACCCTGTCAAGTCATAGTTTGGACCTGTAGAAGACGTACCATCACTATCTGACTGTGCAGATAATGCCGTAGCTATATTGTTACTGTCAAACCAATCTTCAAAACTAGTATAATCTTGAGGTGATGTAAATGTAGCGTCTACTTTCCAAAAACGTGGACCTACAGGGCTAAAAATTCCACCACCTATTCTCTTGCATTGGACTTTTATCCTAATCTTACTTCCTGCAGGTATGTCATACGGTATATATGTACTTGGATTAGATGGATCTTGAATGTCTATAGGATAGTCAACCTGTACGTACTGACCTAAAGAATTAGTTTCTTTTCTTATTTGACCATATGTTATATATGAATTTGGAGCAAGTGCAGTGCTGAAGTTATTTGCACGAATCTTCATGTATACACCCGCAGGCACATAGTCAATTGGATTGCCTTCGCTATCAATAGGCTCAGGGTTTAAGAAGTCTCTTGGTTTAGCCTCCTTCTCTAGCACCGTAACCCATGTACACTCGTCCTTAGGACCTTGTGTATCCCTCTTTACAATAAGCTCATCACCCTCCTCAATCTTCTGAGAGTTCTGCCCCTCTAATAAGAAGTAGTCAGCCCCTGACGTTGGGTCTCTGAAGAAGAAGTTTGTGTATATTATGTCATAGTCCTTCTTGTCAGGCTTGATACAGAACTTGTATCTTGTCGCCCAATATGGAGCTTTCTGTGTTATTGGTATAGTTACATCAATCGTGTTCTTAAACTCAGACGCACTACAAGGAACGTGTACATTATTCTGTGGACTAACCAATGCAGTTGTGCTTCTGCCATACTCATCCATGTATATGATACCAACCTCATACCCCCTGTTGCTATGCAAACTAGATGGTGCACCTACTTTTTGGTACTCTGCAGATGCATCAAGTATCCTGTAGTACTCATAACTTTCGTGAGTAATTGCATTTTCGTCATCAACGAATAACATTGCAGGAAGTTGAAATCCAATTGTAGTAATGGTTGGATTTGCAAGTACTCTTATTGGTGTGTCTACCTGAAGAACACCACTCTTATACTTATACAAAGTAGGAGTTCCCGATAGTTGGTTAGGTATAGTACAGTTGAATATGTCTGTGAATGTAGCACCATTACAAGCATCATCTACAGGCTCAATATTTCCTACAGTACCAACCTTACTTAAAAAGTCAGGGTCACTTGCTAGTGCATATACACTACTAAAGTCTTGCTGAAGCCTATAAGTGAATGATATGATTTGTTCTGTAGTTGTCTCAGTTGGGTATGGAGTATCACCCGACCATTGTGCATGTTCAAACCTTATGGTTATAGCAATCAGTGCATCTGCCACTAGATTCACTCCTGCGAAGTCAACGTATATTACTGAGTCAGTAACAGGAGTGGGTATATTATTGTCAATGAAATAAGTTTGACCGCCAAGCACATATGTCAGCTGTTCTGAACCTATATCCTCACTAGACAGTGTGGTTATATACTCAAGCTTTACAAACTCGTCATTCAAGTCTACTAACTCATAGTCCTCTAAGTAGTTCCCATAGAACAATCGATTGCCCATAAGCGTCTGAGCCTGTGCAAGCCTAGGAACGTTGTCATACAGCCTGAGTATCTCAGAATCAGGAAGTATTGTAAATATCTTACTGTTTGTAAACACATAAGTCTCATCCGAATTATCAGTAAGACCTAGCTTAGACTTGTCAATCTCCTCAATAATCTTTATCACAGACGAGTTCATATCCTTAAACAATAACTCAACAGACTTAACCAAAGGTCCTCCTGTGTTGTAAATAATCCCACACTTATTGGTTGTGTTCAACATACCATCATTCAGTGCTGTAGCAATGTTATAGTTAAATGTCCCCGGCAAAAATGTCGGCACTGTAAACTGAGACGTAGCCGAGTACTCGCCATCTGCATACTTATATCTGTAAGCAAAACATATAAACCTGTCCTCTAAAAAGTTTTCCTCAGAACTTGCAGTCAATGGAATTATTGTAGGCGAGTTTATAGGTGGCTTCTTTATAACAAGTATAGCCTCGTTTGTGAAACCATCTATCCCCGCAGATGGGGGGTCATATGTAGACTTTACGTTTATCTTCCTTGGCTGATTGTAGTTGTCTGTGAATAACAACAAGTCCTCAATCTTATTTACTCCCGTAATTAAATACTTATCGTTGAAGTTCAACGTAGTATTTATACCTCCCCCATCATTGACAGACACAACGTGGTATACTATCACGCCCGTCTGTACATTTAATGAGACAATCAAGTCAAGCTTGTTAGTAGGTGACGCTGTAAAACTAGGGTCATGAACGAACCAATATATTGTCTCATTCGATCCGTCATCAAAAGCACCAATACAACGAGCATCATCACTAAGCTCATTGCCGTCATAAGCTAATGTTGACAGCCTACTGTTACCCTTTGAGTTCTCGATAACCCCAACCTCAGAACCTTCGGTAGACCCCATCCTAATATTAAGTGCGTCAATGTACTCACCGTTTGGTACGATACGTTCATCGAGCGTCTTATTCATACGACCCAAAGTAAAATTTCTTGTCAAGTTTGCCATACTACTTAATCCACTTATCTTGTCCCCTTAGTGTCTGTAATAACCTTCCGGGATGTATATTGCTAATTCTTATCTTTGCGTTTCTTAATAATGCACCCTTCCTTCTCCTAACCCTATCCACAACATACTCCTGTACGTTTAGCTTTGAGCTTAGTATTGCATACTCAATGGCTGCGTATATGTAGTCCTCAAAGAGTTTATTAACTGAAACCCTAGAGTCATCTCCATTCTCCATTCCGTCAGACACATACTCAAGTATAACTAAGTTGTCCTTTATGCTTGAGCTGAAGTTTATAACGCCTGACTTCTTGTCAATAGTAAATGTTGGGTTGGCGTTTGCTGTCTCAGTATTAAGACCAAACCTAGCACCAATCTGAAAGTCAAAATACCAACAGCCATCAACATTGTAACCCGGTAGTCCATTGAACTGTGGGTTGTTTTGGTCTAGGTATACACTCTTCTTAGTGCCTGTAATTCTATCATAGTCTATGTTTGAAAACTCAGGTCTGAGTATGTTGCCGTCAATATCAAATAGTATATTGCCTGAATTGTCCTGCAGGTAAGCGTTAGCCGTCTGCGTTTGGAAGTTCTCTGTAAGTGGGTATAGTACGCCATCCTTATACATAGAGATACGAACCCAATTCACATAGTCAGCAGGTAGCACATACCTAAGGTTCTCACTCACGTTCAACTCCAATACCTTGATCTCCTTGAACGCATCGTAGTTTAATTCTTGTATCGCACGCTTAGCATGGAACAATACCTTGAACCTCTCCTCGTTGTTGACAAGGTTGTGGTTTCCTGCATACATCAACATAAAGTTGTTGACTATATTGTACAGTGAGACATACTGATACGAACCCCAATTAGCATCCTGAGGGCTGTTACCATTATTGTCATAATATTGATATTCTGATATATATGCCATTATAATTCTTCTTGGTTATTTTTTTGTTCTTCTGTCTGTCCAAAGTTGTATACGTCAGCCTCTCTTATTGAAACGCCTGCATACTGAAGTATCTTAACAACCAAGTCAGCCTCAGCATCCAACGGTAACTCAAAGTCTTGGTAGTCAGCATTAGACGCATCAAACGAAGGCTCTCCATTAATCAAAGATACATACGTCCAATTAGGATCTTTCGGGTATCTTATGTACTGAGATACCACCCTCCCTACAAGATTTATTGTGTCAGGGTATACATCAATAGCTGCACCCTCAAGTGTGTACGCAGGGAATAATATACTTGGGCTTATCAACATAGAATTGTTAAGCATAGTAATCTTGCTGTGAGTAACCTTCTCAGCCTCGTTGAACCTAGTACCCTTCTGATATACAGTATACGGTCTAGGGAACGAGTCAAAAAAACTGCCCGTAACTAAAAGGGTTGTGTCAGACACTACGTTTATTACTGTAACATACTGAACGCCTCCATTCTCAACGGCAACAATATCTCCCGGACTAACTGACGCTGTGAACGTAGCAGTAGAGTCAATCACCTCATTGCCACCAACAACAGAACCTGTTGTAGTACCTGCAACTAAATAGTCTGCATACACCAACACCTTGTTGAGCATGTAGTAGTCGTCACCCGTAGTCGTCTCTGATGGCGTAAAGTATTTATTTAAAACCTGATTAACTAACCCCTTTGTTTCTGAGAATACATCGATATCCTCCTCTATTTTTTTTGTAATGTCAGCATACCCTGTGCCTGATGACCTTGCATTCTCCTTGTTTATCTGATAGTTGTATGAATACAAATAGCTTTCAAACAAGTCTAACTGTGCCTGCTTCGCAAACAAGTTGAAGTCAGATGGAGATAGATACCCGTAATTATTCTTATTAAGAACAGAGAGAACTGTATTTCTAACTGTGTTTATCATCCTAAATCTTTTTACAAAGATAAGGAAAAAAAAATAGGTGTCTATTTTTAGACACCTATCCAATATTAATATATAATAACCCTTAACCCTCCAAGATACTCTCAAGCATTTTGAGTGAATCAATGCCATCATCGCTTGTCAAGAATGAACCAACAATGTAGTACGGGTCTTCACCGTAAGGCACTGTAACCATCCTCTTCTTATTTGAGCTTGTGTTAAACCACACCTCCTTCTTATTCTTT